GATCAAACTGGATCGGCGCTGTGATGTTGTATCGGTTTTTGCTGATATTGCTTGCCACGGGAAAACAAATAATCTCACGGTCGCCGCTGCTGATTGCCCGCTTCTTGCCGCCTTCTGATCCGCGCACGTTTGTCACAAGGCGAATAAATGCAACAAGATCAACATTGTTGCTGTAGTGATGCACGCAATCATATTGACGGTTTTTGTGCAACTGGATTGTATAACGGCTGTATTTATCAACATCCGGTAATTCCAACTCTTCCGTGGTGGCGTGGGCAATAAATACCACATTCATGCCGCAATCTGTCGCCAAGTAATCGCAAGCCTCGCGCAATTCTTGGTGCCGCGCGTCAAGCATCCCGAACGCCTTACCATAGCCGCCGTGAGCCGCAGCCATGTTTTTGCATTTTGGATTTGGTTCGCTGTCGATAATCTCCTTTATCGCCAGCTTTTCAAATTGCGTGATGCTGTCAATAACAACCGTCTTGCGGTCATGATCTCCACCAGCAAGAAACTCAATCGCCTCAAAAACATCGGCGGTAGATTTTGCAACCGGAAATTCTTCTGCGTCTTTATGACCTACAAGGCTTGCAGTTCCGTTTTCGGTTCTGATAAATGCAGGCTTTGGGAACATTGCAGCCAGCGTTGTTTTGCCCATGCCGCCCTCGCTAAACAGCGTGGCAATCAATGGCCGCGCCGCCGTTGGGCGCGATAGGCTTTGAAGGTTAATTGCCATTTCTGACCCCCTTCATGTAAGTGTTGTTGCTAGTCATTTCAAACTCCTCTTTTCTAACTATTTGACAGTACCCGCGTGTTGCAGCGATTGCAACACCTAATCTATCCGCCATGTGTGAATAATTGACGGACGCCCTCCGCCAGTCGGTTTTGATACTGCCCGATCAATCGGGAAGTCCTCGCAAACCATAGACAGCAGCCCGTCACGTTGCGGCTTTCCAAGGTTTCCAAGGCCAGGAACAACCTTAATCAATTCCGCCATCTTGAGGCCGTTCATGCCAGCCGACTTAATTGCCGCCGCAACCTTCTTGCGCAATGCGTCCGTTTCGCCCTCGGCCATATTGTCCGCCATAGACTGCACCGCGCGCTGGGCGTAGAAGTCAACATAGTCAATCGCCCAGCGCATGGCCACCTCGTCCACATCATCCAAGCCCATACTAACGGCAACGATCAGCGACACCCGCATGGCCATTTCACGGGAACGGTTAAACATCGATGCTGCAGCTTCAAAGCGGGCGCTGTTTTGCCGCTCGATCAGGATCGCCTCGTATTCATCAAGCAATCGATAAGCGCTTGATGTGATTTCCATCTCGACCGGCACCGGCGGAAACTCAGAACCCTGATCCGTGGTGTTGCCGCCCGCGTTTGCAGATGCGCAAGCCTTGGCCCATCCGATCACATTGTCCGGCGGATCAATCCGGCGCGTGCGACGTGATGCGCTGCGCGGCAGGCGGCTTTCAACAATCAAAAAGCGGTTCAACAATCCGCTCGCCACATCCTTGCCGCTGATTGCATCATAAAAGGTTTCTGGCGTGGTCATCGCCATAACCGTCAAGCTTGGGTTTTTAATCCTGACCTCGGTCGCCTTCTTTTGCGTATCCGTTAGCGCAACCGTCGAATAGCCTCGGTTTTGAATAATGTCCGTTTGCCGCCCAAAACATTCCATCATCATCGACAGCGCCTGTTGCTGGTTTACGCTCGCCCGATTGCCAGCCGCCGACAGATAATTGCCAAATTCGTCTATAACGGCAATATGCGCAGGCCGTGCTTTCAATGCCGACAGCACGCCGCCTTCGCTCGTATAACCGGCCGGACCAAGCAAGTCATCGAGGCCGGCCGCCCGCAGCGTTTTGCTAATCACGCTGCCAGCATGTTCTTTGCCCGTGCCTGTCTTGCCAACATTCATGAAAAACAGGCTCGACATATTGTTGCCGCTGGTAATGTATCGCTGGCCCATCACAACCGCGCCGAATGCCAGCGCCGCCTGCACATCAAATTGCGGCTGCGGCTTGATGCACGTTGCCGCCGCAAAATCCACAAAGTCAGTCAGCACGCCAGGCACCGTCAGCAAATGCACCGGCACCTCATCCGTATCAACCGCCTCACGTTTGGGCGCGACTGATTTTTTCATAATTGACGCCGCAACATTGGCGCCATGCCGCGACATCTCACGATCCAATTCGCTTGGACCTTCTGGCAAGCTGTGCATGTCCAGAATATCCGCAGCCGCCTTTACTGCTGCGCTGGTGTTGCCAAGATGCTCATATGTGCAAAACAGGTCGAAAGCATCAAACGTATGGGCAGGATCAAACGGGTCGCTTGCGTGGTGGCTATACGCGCGGCCATCATCCATCACGACAACGCCGGGGATCTTGCTGGTGCTGTTGGGCGAAAGCCATCGCGTGCCAAACTGCCTGTATCCTGCCCGTGCAAGGGCTTCCCTTATCGGCGTGGCGGCATTGTAAGCCGCAATGACAGATTGCCCCTGTGCGGCCTCTCTGCGGGGCTTTGGCGGTGGTGTAAACTCTGCCTTGCGTTTCCAAGGGCAAACATCCGCCATTTGGGGCCGAAACCGATCCCATTCCGTCCAGATCGTCAAAAGCTGATCGGGGATCTGCGGCAGGCCATTTGCCAAATGCGTCCCTGCCCAAGTGTATGGCATCCCCGTGTCAGGATGGATCGACGGCGGCAAAACATCCTGAACAGATCCAGCGCGCAATTCAAACACCACTTCCGTCTTGCGCGGGTCGCCATCAACAGGCCAGCTTATCTTGCGGGTGGTCATCGTCATGCCCTCAGGCGCTCGGAATAAAACCTTTCCCCGATCCGGCCTGCCCACAATGCGCGGCGCGCCTGCCATAATCGCGTCCAGATCAATGTTCAACGCATCAAATATCGTCCGCGTGTTTTCCAGATGATCGATATCAAGCGCAACCGTGCCAGACAAGCTATGAAGCAGACCGACGTTGTGCGACGGGTTTTTGGTCCAGTAATCAGGCGGCGTGGCTTTGGTCTGCCATCCGAATGTTGAAGGCGCTTTTGATCCCGCAGGAATGCCAACCAACGCCCAGCCCATCGCGGTGTAGCTGGCAATATGCTTGTGTAAATGGTCATTGTTTGATAGATCAATGGGCATCGGAGAACTTCCTTTTCTCTGGTATCGGCGGGTTGAGCGCGCCACACGCTCCCCGCCACAAACACCCTTCTAACCCAAAACCGCATCCAATCGCAAGCATCAAAGTTTATTCCGCGTCCGCGCAGATTGGGTTGATTTTACTCTATGGCGTCCTGGCCATTTTTCCAAATATGAAAAAAGCTGTAAAATTTACTCCAGCCGCAACAAACAAACACCATCGGAAAAGCCCTTGTAACACTACTATATATATAAAGATTTTTTTTAATTAGTATATTATAGAGAGAGAGAGATAGGGTTTCCTATAGGTTCAGGTTCTGGGGGGTGGGGATAGAGGGCAAAAAATACTATTTACTCTTGGGTGAATTTTTCGCTTGCAACGTGTTGCGCGGCAACATAAGGTCAGATCAACCGAAACGCAACCACAAGGAAATGAACCAATGACAACCGCAACAAAAATTATCGGCGCAGACTTTGAAACCAACTGCGATTGCTGCGGACGCCATCTAAAGGTTGGCGTTCAGTTGTCCGGACTTGGAGTTTATGGCGCAGACTGTATCCGCGCCGCGATGCCCGTTGACCGCAAGCGCTACAGCCAAGGCCGCCCAGATGCTGCAAGCCTGCGGACATATGCCAAGATTGCAGCCCGCGACAACGCCGACGCAATAGCCCGTATGGGTTACACGAATGCGATGAACCTGACAGTCAACTTTGAGAAGTTAGAAAAAGCAACCGCCTAACCTAACCGGGGGCTTGGGCCCCCACCAACTCAACCATCAAACAAGAGATCAAAATGGAAATGAAACTCACAGAAATCAAAAAACAAGTGCTGCAAGCCCTATGGCACAAATCGCGCCGTGAATTCGTGCCATGCACAGCAACAGACATCTCGGTGAAAACCGGAATTCCAGAAGCTAAAGCCGCAAACGCGCTAGGCAGATTGGCGGTGGACGGGATTGTCACAAAAAAAATAATTGACATATGGACGGTTTACGACATCACTGAATTTGGAAAGGAGATGGTGAAAAAATGACGCCAGAGCAAAAAATGTGGCAAAGCGTGGTGGTCAAAGCTGCGCTTGATGCAACATCAAACCCTTCACCATCAAGCGATGACTACATGGCGCAAAAAAACGCTGACGCATGGCTGCGCACCGGCGGTCGTGACTTCAAAGAAGTCTGTAGCCTAGCTGGACTTGATCCTGATTTTATCCAACAAGCCTACATCGGCGGTCGCATCAATGCCGACCTACTACGATCAAAGGAGTTGTCACAATGACACGAGATGAAACCATAGTGAGAAACGCTTACATCGTACCAAGCTTTGTAACGCCAAACCTTGAAGCATTGATCGGCGCTCAAATGGCAAGGCAGTCATGGAAAGAAGGCAACAGGCCAAAGCTGCCGCAAATCCACAACATCACCGATGTCATGCACGGACACATGCCAGACATCATCAATGTGCTGCAAAATGCAGGACGCCCATTGCGCCGCTTTGAAATTGCCGAAATCCTGAAAACCAAACCGACAAACATTCATACCGCATTGGCGCGGATGCGTGAGCGCGGTCTGGTTAAAATATCAAGGGGCGATGATCAATCATATTTATATTCCGTGGATGTGGCGCTATGACAGCCGCACAGCTAGCCGCAGACGTGGCAAGGCGATACGGCGTGCCAGTCATGGCAGGGGCAGTCAAGCAATGCCCGCCAAACACGTTCACATGGCAACTAACAGGCGGAGATGATGCACTGACAAAGCCAAAAGACGCCAGCAAAGCGTTTTACCGCAACCGTGCAAGGGCTGGACGTATACGCCGCGCAAAGGCGAAAGAAGTGGAATGATCCTTTCATCAATCGATCACATCAAGGGCATCATAGCTCAAGCCATTGTTGAAGGGCTAACCATCGACGACTTGTGGGAGTGCATCGAACATGCCGAAACTATCGACGCATTTGACAAAGCCGTAAACCTCTTGGCAACAATGCAAAAACGTGATTAACCATTGGCAACAGGACGCCCATCGTGGTATCCATTGCATGATTAACCAGCCCGACCATGGCTATAAACTGGCGCTAAGTTAGCAAGAGGCGCGGGGGCAGGTGAAATAAACCGCAATCACTAACACCGTGTGTGGAGGATTTTGGCCCATTTCTGCCACCCGTGACACGGACACACAACGCAACGCAAAAAGGAAAAGACAAATGAAACTGACAGCAATCGCACTAACCGCATTTATCATGGCAACGCCTGCAATGGCCGAGCCGCTCACCGCCGAAACATGCAAGAGCCTTGGCAACTTGGCTGAAGTCATCATGGATAAACGGCAAGAAGGCTTTACACTCTCGCAAATGATGGAAATCAGCGACGTTCCGGCAATTCAAGCGATGGTTATCGGGGCATTCCAAGCGCCATTTATGACATACGAAGACAACAAAAATGACAGCATCCGCCAGTTTCGGGAACTCTATGAATTGGCGTGCTTCAAGTTACTGGGCGAGCAGGCGTGACAAATCAGGCTGAATAGGGTAATGTTGCGGCATGAATAAAGACGCACTCACACAAAAACAGGAAGCTTTTGCGCTTGCCTATGTTGAGACAGGGAACGCCGCCGAGGCGTATCGCCGCGCGTATGATGTCAAGGCCGCAACATTGCATTCCACAATCTACAGCGCCGCTTCGCGCTTACTTTCTGACGCCAAGATTTATGCAAGGGTTGGTGAATTACAAAGCCAAGCCGCAAGCTTGTCTCTTTACACCGTCAAGGATGCATTCACGGAATACGAGGCTGCAAGGGTGTTGGCTGTGCAGGAAGCCAACCCTAGCGCCGCCGTTGCAGCCGTAAAAGGCAAGGTTGCATTGTTTGGGCTTGATGCGCCTGCACGGTCAAAGACCGAACACACCTCACCAGATGGCAGCATGACGCCGCAAGCCGGTATCGACCTATCCAAAGCGCCACCGGAATTGCTGGAATGGATCGTGGCCCAAAACGATGCTGCTAACAAGCAATAGCGCGCATGACGCCGAGCGTATCAGGTGCGCGCAATCATTCGCATATTTCATCAAGCGCGCATGGCCGCATATCATCCCAGACAAGTTGCGATGGAATTGGCACATGGACGCTATGGCGGACCATATGCAAGCGCTGGCAACGGGCGGCATATCAAGCAATCGCCTATTAATAAACGTGCCACCCGGCGCGTCTAAATCTACCATTGTGGGCGTGATGTATCCGGCGTGGCTATGGGGGCCAGGTGGGCAACCGTGGCACCGCTACATC